GTGCCGCCTGCAAAGCGTAGTATTCAGGAATGTCCTCAAGCCAGTCCTCACTGCGCTTCGTGGTTTTCATCTCAAGCACCGTGGTAGGCTTGCCGTTCTTATCGGTGAACAGGTAGTCCCACATGCCGCCGAAAATGGGTTCATCCTTGAAGAAATCGCCCCAGGTTTTCTTGAAGTAGTCCGCTCCGTACACATCGGTAGGAGAGGTCAGGTTCTTCCAGAAATACTTCTCCTTCATGTAGTCAGCCTGCTTCGGTTCGATAGCCTTACCTGCCAGGGTGTAGATGGTATCCTCAAAAGGTTCCTCATAGGTACGGGTGATTGCACACCAGGCATTGAACGGGGTAGTCCACGCGTTCAGACCCATAATGGCGGCGAAACGCGTACCCGTACACTTCTTAGGCTTCGCCGGGGGTGTGATGGAAATGGTGTTATTGTCATTCCACTTCATAGAATTGTCCTCCTTATCTTAGTAAACGAACTTGCGCCAGTTCAGAGAAAAGAAACTCTGACCATTTGCGCCCTTACGGTTGATGTGCTGGTAACCAGCACGTTTCATGTTGGCACGTGCCACACTACGCTTGAGTTTCCGCATCTTTGGTTCCCTCCAATTCCACAGCCTTGTCCAGATACCAACGTGCTTTCTTAATATCCTCAAGACCGTTCTTTCTCTTGTGACGGTAGAGATACTTGAGTGCATTGCAAATGCAGAAGTCAATGGTGGACTCCACGCCCTGCGTTTCTACCATCACGTCAATGCACTCAAACTTCCCGGTTTCATAATGGGAAGGATGGTTGACCATATCAGCCATCGTTACGCTCCGTACTGGGAGATGATTTCCGCAATGTTCTTGCAGAGTTCAACGCAGGCAGACGCGGCGATGTTGGTAAAGCCATCGGTTTTCAGCGCAATCTGCTGAACAAATTCCTCCTGTTCCTCGTCCTTGTCCATCAGGTCACGGCACAGGGTCTTGAGTTCGGCAATCTGTTCCTCAGTGGCAGCACCGTCAGCCCCGGTCAGTTCCTTCTTGGCTTCCTGACGCTCTGCGGTAGTAGCAGGGGCTTTCTTCTCCTTCTTGCCCTTCTTGGCAGCAGGAGCGGCGGCAGCGGCTTCCTCTGCGAACTCGTTAGGTTCATCGGTGTTGTCCTCGGAACCCAGGGTAGCGTCTACGTCATCAGGCTCCGTAATATCCAGCACAGCCATCCACAGGTAGCGGCGCAGGTAGGTGATGGAGGAACCCAACGCCTGCATGGGGTTGGTGACTTCCTTGCCCTGGTTGCTGATAATGGGCTTGACCTCGCGGTAGGGAACCACAAAGGTAACCGGGGCTTCTTCCAGATTGTCCACGTTGTAGACGTTCATCATCGCCATCTCGTTAGTGAACTGGATATTGGTGGTCAGACCCACACGGGCGAAAATGCGGATTGCCGGGGGTACAATGTCCTCCAACTCAAAATACTTGAACTCAAGGTGCATGTTCTTACCAGACTTCTGCACCTTCTGGTTCAGGAAATACAGACGCGCTTTTGCCAGCTTCTGACGGGCGTTCATGCCCTCATAGATATTAGCCATTGCTATAATCCTCCTTATTTCTTGTAATCTTCAATTACAGTGATGCCATACTCAATGGCGCAGGTGTTCTCAATCTTGCAACCACGGGCTTCCTGCCAGCCTTTAGCGAAATAGGCTACATCGGCAGTTGCCAGCAGTTTCAGGGACTCGCCCAGATACCACAGGGGTTTCGCTTCCGCAGGTGCGTTCTGGAAGAAGGAGTCAATGACCTCCACTTCCTCACCCAGCAGCTTTTCCGCAGACTTGATAGCCTGCTCACGCACAGCCAGGATTTCAGCATCCGTCTTGTCACGCATGGGCTGAGAGATAAACAGTTTCTTCATGGGTATATCCTCCTTTAGAGATTTTCTAATAGTGCCAGGGTTTTCTTCTTGATGGTGTTGATTTTGCGGGTATTCTTCCGTGGCGGCTTTACACCCATGAAATCATTGATGTACTTCTGTGCCTGCTTCAAATACCATCTGCGGTCAACCACATCAATAGAGAGTCGGTTGTTGTTATCCACGATGCAGTGTTTGGGTAGACTCGGCACTTTGGAGTCTGCACCTGTCACTGAATGGGTTTTGTAGAGAGTGCCGCAGTTCAGGTCATCCGTGGCGTACACCCGGTTCACCTTCTGGACAGGGATTTTTTCTTCCCCTATCATCTGGTAGCACGTGCTGTACTTACCGCCTACTTTGGAAATCAACTGGAAGTCCAGTATGTTGTCACTGGCAGCAATCGTTTCCTCTGGGGAAGTACCGTCTACAAAGAACTGCTGGATAGCCCTTGCGATGACCACCGCATTGTTGTTGATGTTGAACGCGCCGCCGTTCATGTTGTCCCATGCAGGCAGACCCATTTCCGTAAAGTCCATATTGGCGTTGGTCAGAATACCTCTGACAAGCTGACCGCCCTTGACCTTCGGCTTGCCGCCACCCACGGGGATTTCCACGTAGTTGTTCACGTCCTTCTGGACTATCTTCTGGATGAAATCTTCTTCCAGTTCAAAGCCCGTCCTGTCCTGCCACTCCTGCGTAATCTCCTGCCACTTGGCTTCATCGGAGTTATCAAAGCTGACCATGATACCATCCGTGTTAAGCTGGATGATTTTCAAGGTAGGACACTCACGTACCAGGTGTACGGAGAGTTCCAGCAGAAGCAACTGTCCAGTGATGCACACTGACCGTCCCATCAGCGGGTCATACAGGTCATTGTAAGATACGCCGTTCTTGCCGTTGAGCATCGTGCCGTAGGTGGTGTTGAGTACCAGCTTGAGCGCGTTTGCCGTATCCTTATCGCCAGACTTTTTAGCCTTAACTCTATCCTCAAGGGTCTGCACAAAGACTTCCGGGGACGGGATGTTTCGGCTGCAAAATCCGTACTTCTGACCTGCGGACAGCGGAATGGTCATCAGGTGCGGGTAGTAACTCGCAACGTCCTTGTTGCGAATGGAGCGGGTGTCCGTAGCTTCCTCCGTGTAGGTAGGAATTGCACCGTGGATACCGCCGTAGGCGATGGTGCAGGGACACACACCCACCATGATTTCAAGGCTTGCGCCTTTGACCTTCTTACCGTGTTCGTCATAACCTCCGAACAGGTCAATGTCTGGTACGGTAGGGTCATGCAGGCGGTCAAAGAAATCAAAGACCTCCTGCGGGATGTACTCACGCAGCAGCTTGTCCGGGTACTGATAGTTCCGTTCATCTGTCCACGGGGTACGGGGCTTCTGGGCTTGCAGGTACACAGAGGTCAGCTTCGCGTTGGTCATGTACATAGCCTTACGCTCGTCAATCCCTCGGACTCTGCCCAGAGTAGCCTTATTCTTGAGGTAGTTCACCCTGATTTTGTAGAGGATTTCCGTAGCATCCACGTCATACTTACAGTATTTGATGGTCTGCTCAAGTTCCTCTGCTGTCAGTCTGCGGGTGATGTTGAAGTCCACTTCCGTTTCCTCAATGGGGATACCCAGGTGGGCTTCAACGCCCTTCAAGGAAGTGCCGTCCTGACAGTCATCCATCAGGTCAAAGCTATGGAAGTACACCCTGTAGTCACGCAGCAGGGGAATGTCCCAGCCGTCTATTTCCTCCACGATGATAAGGTCATTGACTTCCTTGACCTGTTCCGGGGTCAACCCAACCATGACCGCCTTGAGAATGTGGTTGTCATAGTGCTTGTTGTTGAACCCTCCCAGGAAGGGGTCTTGCTCCATGAACGCCAGAACAGCGTCATTGTCATTGTGGATAACTGTGTACTGTCCAGTGGATAACTCCTTGAATACGAACAGCCAATCATGGGCGAAAACCTCACAGTCGAAAATGTAAGTGTTTTCTATCATGGGTTCTCCTTTGCTCTAAATCCAATTTTCCTCAGATAAGGATTGAAGATTTTTAAGCGAAAAAAATTTATAGCAGGTCAAGAAGGGCCAGGGTCTTACGCTTGAGAACCGTCTTGTTGTCCTGCGGTTCAACCATCTGGGAGAACACTGCCATAAGCACCTGCTTGACAATGCTATTGCCAGCCTGCTTATAAAGCTGGGTGTTGCTTACAACGGACGCTGCTTTCTCATAGTCCGTATCCGTAAAACCCATCAATCTCCAACATTCAAGAGGGGTCAGCTTGCGGATACGAATGAGATAGAGTTCTCCGTCAATCTCATAGACGAACCTCTGAAAAACGTCAGGTACATTCTCCACGGTTCCCGTTTCCAGAAGGTAGTTATCCTTCTGTACGGTACTGATTGTGTTACACAGACCATCGGTCCGGGGTTCAGCTTCTCGGTGTTCGTTAAAACCGTGATGGACTTCGTGCGCTTCGTATGCCTTACGCAACTTCTTTCCTTCCTCGGTACGAACCATTCTTAACGCTACAGTATTACTCATAGGCTTCTCCAATCTGGCAATTTCCACGATATGAGGTTGCCGCCCCCCCCTTGCAT